TCACATCCTCTTCCGATACCCGCAATTTCGGCACACATAGGAGTCACCGACGGGCATCCACTCAAACCAGAGCCCACAGCTTCGGCAAATACCGCCACCCTTATCTTGTCCGCCAGTAACCGCATCCAGTTCACTGTCGGAGAGCTCGCCAGACTTGGGATTCATTACACCCAACAGCTTAACGGCTTCTTCTTCTGTAAGCTCGATGTCGTTGTCTTTGGCCAGCTTCATAAGTTCTTCTACCGTCTCGCACCGCATCGCCTTTTTGATCAAGTCCTCAGGGGTCTGATCCAGCTGCATGTGCCATGCCCCCTAATACGGTTGCACCCGCCATATTCACTACCACATTCTGCCACTACATCCTCGCCNCTGCGGCCAACACAAAGAAAATCCTTCACTAAAGCACTACCATAAGATCTGCAGCAATCCTTCCGCTTCTCGGACACCGCGATTTTTGTAAGAACTAAGAACACAGATTCAGGCTCATGGGCAGATCATGGGCACAACAATTCTGTGCCTTATCTTCCTAGTGTGCCTGTGGGTTGAACCATAGGCACAGCCGCAAGCGGGCAATCCATGCGCTTTTCCAGTCTATCTCTGCCTATCTTCCTATAAAAAACCATATTAAATCTATAACTATAGTAAAAAAGAGATACTGGCACGCGTATACGCGTGTATATACGCGTAAGAGTTTAAACCCCTTGGGCACGAGCATGGGCACACGGAGGTTGAAATGAGAGAAAAACAGCTAGAACAAAAACTGGTCAAGGCAGTAAAAAACGTGGGAGGTTTAGCCTTAAAATTTGTTTCCCCAGGCTATGATGGAGTGCCTGATCGCCTATTGCTACTTCCTGGCGGCAAGATGGCCTTTGTTGAGGTGAAAGCGCCGGGGTCAAAACCTAGGCCGCTCCAAAGAAAGAGGCATGAGACGCTAAGGAGCCTTGGCTTTAAGGTATATGTTTTGGACGATGAAAGGCAAATTGCAGCAGTGATTTCAGGAGGTGATGCCGAGTGAAGTTCATTCCACATGGATATCAGCGATATGCCATTGACTATCTATTAAAGAAGCCTGTGGCGGCTATATTCTTGGACATGGGCTTAGGTTAGCAAGACGGTTATTGCCCTCACTTCCATATTTGACCTTACTCTTGACAGCTTTCTGGTTCGTAAAGTTCTCGTGATTGCACCACTTAGGGTAGCTCGGGATACTTGGCCAGCAGAAATTGAAAAGTGGGATCACCTTAACGGATTAAAATATAGTGTTGCAGTTGGCAGCGAGTCTCAGCGAAAAGCTGCGCTTATGCAAAAAGCTCAGATACATCTTATCAATCGTGAGAATGTGGACTGGCTCATACACAAAAGTGGACTTCCTTTCGACTATGACATGATTGTAGTGGACGAGCTTTCATCATTTAAATCCCATCGAACAAAGCGATTTAAGAGTTTGATGAAAGTTAGACCGCAGGTTACAAGGATAGTAGGACTTACAGGGACACCTTCTAGTAACGGGCTGATGGATTTATGGGCGCAATTCCGGCTATTAGATATGGGACAGAGGCTCGGGCGCTTTATTGGTAACTACCGTAATACCTTCTTTGTACCAGACAAGCGGAATCAGCACATGATTTTCTCCTACAAACCGAAACCTGGCGCTGAGGAGGACATCTATCGCCTAATTTCCGACATTACCATCAGTATGAAGGGCTTAGATTACCTTGATCTTCCCGAGCTTGTGATGAACCAGGTATCGGTAAAAATGTCTCAGGATGAGAAAAAGAGTTACCAGACGATGAAGCGGGACATGGTGCTATCTATTAAGGACAAAGAGATTGATGCGGTTAATGCCGCGGCTCTATCTGGAAAATTGCTACAGATGGCAAACGGAGCAGTTTACGATGAAAACCAAGATGTCGCCCTCTTACACGATCGTAAGCTTGATGCGCTTGAGGATCTAATTGAGTCTGCCAACGGTAAACCAGTATTGATTGCCTACTGGTTTAAACATGACCTAACTAGAATTCTTGACCGTTTTCCTGCGGAGACCCTAGACTCTGCCAAGAGTATCCGGCGGTGGAATGCTGGCAGCATACCTATCGGTGTAATTCATCCTGCGTCCGCTGGTCATGGACTGAACTTACAGGCGGGCGGTTCTACGTTGATATGGTTTGGACTTACTTGGAGTTTAGAGTTGTACCAGCAGACTAACGCTCGGCTGTGGCGGCAAGGTCAGAAAGAAACGGTTGTTATCCACCATATTATCACCGAAGGCACGATCGATGAGCAAGTGATGGAAGCCTTAAAGCGCAAAGATGGAACTCAAGCAGCACTGATTGATGCTGTGAAAGTGTGCTTGGAGGGATGAACTGGCAATCTTTTAGGGGGGAAAGCCTTGGACAAAAACATTTCACTCTCACCTGTTGAACTTGCTTACCGGGAGCTTGCAAATGCAATTGTTTTACAAGCAGTTAGAGATTACCGCGATGCGCTAAAGCGCTTGGAGCGTTCTCCATATAGCAGAACTCCGTTGAGGGATAAGAGGGAAGTGGAGAGATTCTTCCGCTCGGACTGGTTTGCAACATTAACCGAAATCGATCCCGTTATGCTTATGGAAAGACTTAAATCGGAGGTGGCAGGATGACTCCTAAAGAGTATTTGAAACAGGCCCGTTGTCTTGATGTTCGCATCAACAATAAGCTTGAGCAGTTGGAGTCACTTAACGCTTTAGCTCAGAAAGCTACTTCTGCATTGAACGGAATGCCTAGACAGTTAGGCCGACCTAATTCGGGCATGGCTGACATCATTGCTAAAATCGTTGATCTTCAGGAGGAGATTGATAAGGATATTGACAGGTTAATAGATCTAAAACGTGATGTTTTAACTGCCGTAAATGCAGTGGAACGGCTGGAGTATAGGTTAGTTCTGGAGTCCCGCTACCTTCACTTTAGAACGTGGCAGGAAATAGCTGACACTTTGGGCTGCAACATACGTCACATCTATCGCCTACATGATGCCGCTTTAAAAAAGATTAGAGTTCCGCCAACATGTCACTAAATGTCACTAGATTGCACCCTGAAATCTTGGTACACTTAAAGTGGATGAGTACACTCAACTATAAGCCTTCACAGGGAAATCCCTGCGGGGGCTTTTTTGATGCCCAAAAGGAGGTGATGCTTTGCCCTGGAAGCCAAGACGACCTTGCTCCCACCCAGGTTGTCCTGAATTGGTTGACGGTAGGTTTTGTGAAACTCATGCCAAGCAGGAAACTCGGCGCTATGAAAAATATGATCGTGATCCTGCTAAGAGGAAGCGCTACGGGAGAAGATGGAAGCGAATCCGCGATCGGTACATTGCTGCTCATCCTTTATGTGAACAGTGTGAGAAGCTCGACAGAATAACACCTGCCCAAGAGGTACACCACATCAAACCACTCTCACAAGGAGGTACTCATGCTGAGGATAATCTGATGGCCTTGTGCAAGCCTTGTCACTCACGGATCACTGCACTTGAAGGTGGCCGCTGGCGTAGGGGGTAGGGGGGCATCGATCTCTGTTGCCTTTGGCCCGGGGACCGGGCGGGGGGTCACGCGCACAAAAACTTCAGTTCAAACAGGGGATTAAACCCCAGCTAGAAGCTGTGTGAGAAAATTTCTTATATCAGGGGGTGAAATGCCATGGCTAGAGACGGGACTTACAGAGGGGGGAGGAGACCAAGAGCGGGGGAGAGGCCAGCACCTCTCGCTGAAAAAATAGCTAAAGGTAAACCGGCCCAAGTCCTTGAGGTTCCAGATTTCTTACCAGAAACAGATCTGCAAGCGGATGATCTGGAAGGTGCCGCAGAGTTGACGGGTGAGGATATCCCCGAGCCAAGTGCCTATCTAAGCGCCCGCCAAAGAGATGGTTCACCTCTTGGAGCCGATGAGCTTTTTCGGGAAACTTGGCGCTGGCTGAAGGCAAGGGGTTGCGAGCAGTTTGTGAATCCTAGGCTAGTAGAGGCGTATGCTCAGTCCTTCGCCCGCTACATTCAGTGCGAGGAAGCAATCAGCACATACGGTTTTCTCGGTAAGCACCCCACAACTGGTGGGGCAATTGCCAGTCCGTTTGTGCAAATGAGCCAGTCATTTCAAAAACAGGCCAATCTCATCTGGTATGAAATTTTTGACATAGTAAAGCAAAACTGCACCACAGCATACATTGGCAATCCGCAAGACGACATTATGGAAGCCTTGTTATCAGGTAGAAAGGGAAGGTAA